TCGATATTCGTTCAATACGATAACCCGGAAGCAGGCGTAAGTGATTTTGCAGGCGTACAGGTGCAGGTTGCTACTAACAGTACCTTCACACAGAATATGAAATCGTTCGGTACTAACAATCCGTTTATGCATAGTTTCCCAGTACCTGATAACAAGTACTATGTACGGGCGGGTGCATATGATCAGTTCGATATGGACTCAATAATCTATACGGCAGGTGTATATGTTGATCTGCAATCAAAAGTAAACTGGTCTGCACAGGATGAACAGTCACTAAATGATTTTCTACATTTGGACGGAAAGATCAGTACTGCTATCAGTGATGCAGTTACGCAGGCAAACGCGAACATCACTACTAAAATTGGTGCATCTGAAACTAAAACGACAAAGTTGATTACAGATGGTGATAATGCCAACGCCACTGCAATCACAAACCTAACCAGTAAGACAGCAAGTGATATCAGTGCAGCAGTCACTACTTTAAACCAGACAATCACAACTAAAGATACTGCACAAACCACAGCATTGAATGCACAGGTAAGTAGCATTAACAATAATATTACAAGCCAGGTTGCTACACTCAACAATACCATTACCACTAAAGACACAGCTCAAAGCACGGCATTGACTCAGGCTAAATCTGAGTTAAACGGTAATATTAGTTCTGTCAGTACTGCAATGACTACCAATATAGATGCACTAAAAAATACCGTTAATAGCCATTACGAATTGAAGGTAAACGCTAACGGTACTATTGCAGGTATGGGAATCTATGCTGATGCAAATACAAAAGCATCAGCGGTATATTTTGTAGCAGATGATTTTAAAATTATTACGGCAAAGACTTCTGGAAATGTTAGTAGTCCATTTATACCATTTGCGGTACAAAACGATAAGGTATATTTAAATACGGCGGTCATAGCTAATGCCTCCATCGGACAACTCCACCTAACCGCCGGGGCCGTCGGCACTTTACAGGTTCAGGACGGTTCGATCAATAACGCAAAAATTGGTACTCAGATTAGTTCAAACAACTGGAATGACGCCTGGCCTTCTGATGGTGGGCAGGGTTGGTGTATCCGTAAGGATGGTACAAGCTACTTCAATAATGGTTATTTCCGTGGGAGTATTTTTGCTGAAAATGGATATTTCAAAGGCGACGTATACGCGGAGAATGGATATTTTAAAGGTACTGTATATGCATCAGGTGGTTCATTCACTAATGGTACTTTCGTTAACTGTACCATTGATAATCTAAAAGCAAACAGCATTCAGGGCGATATCATGCGTATGTTCCTGTTAGGAGCGGGTGGTATAACGATCCCAGCAGAACCACAGTTTGCCCGCGTTCTGACAATTCCGTGTATCCCTGTGACTGTGAAGGGCGGGTATGATGGCACATTTACACCTCCACGAGAAACAACTAATACACGTGCTGTTAGTATATATGCGAATGGAAATGTATTAGGCGGTGCAAATATATCTGCCAGAGGTCTGGAAAATGATATCAGTGTTGGTTCCGTATCAATGACAATCCCAGCAGGCGTAGCGGTAACACTAACGATTCAGTTACGTTCAAATGGAAGTTTAATTACTTACAACGGACCTGATTTAACAGTTATTGTAGGAAGAGCATAAGGACATAAAAATGATAACAGCAACATTTCAGCCGGGGGCAACTCCGGCTAATGCAATAAGAGTACTCAATCAGCAAGGGCAAGCATACATCACTTCATTTCAATCAGAACTAACCAAACGTTGCCGGGCATTAGCTAAACAGGTACAGGATGATATTAATAATACAGTTGATGGTGGAGCATTAGCCTTTACTAAACGGGCGATATTCTTCAACTTCATACAGCATGGTAATGGAACCAGAACGAACCAGATCATAGTACGTGGTCAACAGGCTGCATATCTGCGTTCAGTATTGACAGATGACCCGGCAACGTTTAACAAAATCATTCCTACCAGCAATGCCAGAATAACCGCTCAGGGCAACATTGCAGGGCTTCATAACCAAATGGGTAAAAAGTACAAGGTCGTCGAACAGAACGGTAAACGGTACTTAATAGATACCAGCCAAAAGAAGAAAAAAAGCAATAAACGTATCATCGGTAAGTACGAGAAGAAGAAACGCAAGATGATTTATGACTTCTTTAATGAAACTGAAAGCAAGTCACGGTTAATACTAAATACTATGCGTGGACAATTTAATCTATGGAGAGGATAAAGTGCAACAGCCGTATGATGAAGAAACAACAAGTAATATCAAACTGAATGATCGTGAAGTACTAATGTGTAATATTCCATTTAATCACTCACTGTTAGATACAAAGTACTTTAAGGGATATGGTCTTGATGTAATGGGTTATGACTGTATGAATATTGCATTCAAGGATGGCAAAGTACCCGTACTTAAGAAAGGTGACACGGCGGAATGGCGTTATTATGAACAGAATTATAAAGTACAAGTTATCGATACTTATAAGTTATTTGTTAAAGGTATCAAAGTACATTTATTTCTCGTTCAGTTAAAAGAGGCATTTTTAGAAGAATAACAATAAATACTCCGTACAAATTAATCTTACGGAGCATTATATGAAAAAGTCTAAGATTGAATATGGGATATGGGCAGCAGCAGTAGTATCACTTACCGCATTACATTGTTTTGCAGGTTTACCTTTATGGGTAGTGATAGTACTGGCAATTATTTTAGGATAGAGTTAGAAAATGGTTATTTCAACAACTGTAATCGGAGCTATTAGTGTATCGGTAGCATTAGCTGGTTTTGCATTTACCCGATACCGGGAATATAAAATGGATTCTACAGTACTGTACAAGCGGATTGCAGATCTTGAGGCAGAGCAACGATTACTAAAACAGCAGATTGATTCAATGAGTAAAGATCAGGTACTTTTCGAAGAAGAACTAAAAAAGGTACAAACCCGATTACTTGACATTGATGTAAAGTTATCGCGTATTCTTACCTTGCTTGAAGTCAAACACGAGAAACACTAAAGCCAGCATTATGCTGGCTTTTGTCGTTCTTACTTCTTAGTTACCCAGTTAATCAGATAATCAATACGGTTAGGGGTTTGTCTGTATAATTTACTATCACGTAATTCTGCTAATGCCGTTGCATAATTCTGGTTTCTTAGGGCAGCGATACAGCGTCTGAAATTACTGAATCCGGTTAGACCTAACTGGAATACCAGTACTACACACATTGAGTACCAGCGTGAATCTTGACGCAATCCTAATTTCAACGAATTAACACCATTAACGGCTTTCTGATAATCCAGCAGTAATAGCTGGTCTGCCTGTAATTCTGTAATGCCATCAATAAAATGTTGTCGCTCAACTTGCAGTACTAAATGACCGTACCCAATAGTTTCATATCCTTCTGAATCTTTATAGATCCTGAATTTGCTATTTCTAAAATAACCTAATTTTTCCTGATATTGTTTAGTACCTTCAAGACTCTTTAACATGTTTAGTACTTCATCCTGACGTTGCTGTTTCTCGTTCATTTTTAATCATCCTTGATAAATAATTGATAACGTATTTATCAAGGAAGATAAGAAAATGACTAATAATGAAGATGGCTGGCAAATGTGGTACAGGAATGAAGAGTTTATTCCCGAAGAAACGGCATGTTTCGTCTATATAATTCAATTCACAGATTCGGATGAATTCTATATAGGACAGAAAAGAGTATGGAAAGGTATTAAGAATATCTCGGAAATTAAGGTTGATAGTAAACAAAGTAATTGGATTGAGTATTGTAGTAGTAGCAAGACAGTGAAAGAGAAGATTGAAGCGGGTGAACCATACCGTAAACGTATTCTGGTATGTTACCCAACATACGCCGAAGCACTTCACTGTGAATCAGCATTGATCTGTATGTTGTGTTCTCAGTGGGGAAGTCTGAACAAAGCATTGATGGCTAAGTTCAAGTTTACAGGTCGTATGAACAAGGAACATATGCAGAAGGTTAGAGAACTACTGGAGGATTTAACATGAATGGATTGATTGAATTATTATTCAAAGGAGTAGACTTCTTTTTTAAAAGAAAGACTGTTCAAGCAGATGCAGAAAAAACAAATGCCCAGGGGCAGATAGAGACTAACAAAGAAGAAATTGAGAAACTAAAATTTCACTGGCGTAATGCTTTAGGATTCGTACTGACTTTAATTATTCTTTATAACTGGATTATCGTACCAGTACTGGATGCTTTCGGCATTGTAGTAATACAAGTACCATTAGGGCAACTGCTACAGGTACTTTTGATCATGGTTGGTGGAGGTTAAATAGGATATTTAGTTACTTCGTCTTGATCATCCAAAAAGTAAAAGTGATCATTATTTGAGAAACACTTTTCTGTAACAGTGTTCATTATCATTGCATTAAAGCTTGCAATTTCATTTATTGAAGCATAGTGCAATTTTGTAAGATTAACATTATTACTACCCATAACAAGTGTTTCTTTATTTAAAGGAGCGATTAACATCGTACCTTTAGTTGCAAGTCCAAAAATTTTTTTCGTCGGATGAGCAAGAATTAAAGGTGAATCACTTGTTATCACATTAATGTTTTTTGGGGCTTTGATGATGGTATATTGGAATAGCGGTAAGTAATACGATGCAGTTTTAATTTGGTTTAGCTCTAAATCTATAATGTCATCTTTAACAAAATTGGTCTCTGAAATGTCTAATGAAATCCCTTTTGATCTGTAATCTTCTTGCATTGATTTAGCTATAATTTGTGCTCTCAAAAGTGGACTTTCGATTGATGCTCTATGCCGTGGATGTCTTAAAAATAATGATATTAACAACCAAATAAATCCTTCATTATTAGAATCTATTTCGTTTAAAGTATCTAATTTTGCTAAAAACTGACCAATTAAAGGTTCAACGTTATGACCATACCAATTTTCGATCTGGAGGGGATCTATATTGTCTTCTAATTTGTAATAGTTATTACTTACGCATGCATCATTTGGATTTGTGCCATGTTTAGAACCCACTTTATCCGCAGGAAAAGCCCAAAACAAAGATTTTCTGTTCCCCCCATTGGTAAAACCTTTTAGGTAACAGGCGGGTATGTAATGGTGTTTAGTCGATACTTTCAT